CTATTACAGCAAGAATATCGGGGATTATGCCAAAAAAACAGGCAGGCTTACCATGCTGGAACATGGTGCCTATAACCTGATTATGGACGCATATTATGACCGGGAAAAAGCGCCAACAAAAGCAGAGGCGATCGAGTGGGCATGGGCAAGGCTTCCGGAGGAGGTGGCCGCTGTAGAATTTGTGCTTGCTCGCTTTTTTACCCTTGATGGCGATGTCTACAGGCAGTCAAGAATCGATGAGGAATTGCAGCATTACCATGGGATCTGCCTGGCGAATGCTGCGAACGGAAAAAAGGGTGGAAGGCCAAAAAGCAAACCAAAAGCAAACCAAACCGAAACCCATCCGGTTATTTTAGAAACCCAATCGGTTACGGATGGATTGCCAAACGCTTTAAAAAATAACCCAAACGAAAGCCTAAACCAAGAACCAATAACCAAGAACCAAGAACCAGTTAAAACACTTGCCGTGAGCGATAAATCGCTCCCAGCAGTACAGGTTAAAAAAATAGGTTTTGATTACGCCGAAAAAAGATGGGTCGGGCTACAGGAAAACGCCAGCCAGATAAAAATATGGGCAGAGACTTATCCCGGCGTAGACCTAAGAGCTGAATTTATGGAAATGAAATCATGGCTGACTTCAAATCCAGCAAACAGGAAAACAAACCTTTCGCGTTTTATAAACAACTGGCTCAAAAAATCACAGGACAGGGCCAGCAGGCCAGAAAATAAAACATTCTACGAGCGCACCAAGGACCAAAAACAGGCTGACGCCGAGAAGCGATACGAAGGGCTGCTTAATGCCGATTACGAAACCCTGAAAAAGTGGGGTCTTGCGTGAAAACAAAAACGGACATGTTTTTTGAAATGCTCGCCGGGCAATATGGCGCCGGTAAGATGTCCGCTGCATGGCCAACCGATCTGGATATGCAGCTTGCGAAAAAATTGTATTCGGCAGACATCGAGAAGCACAGCGAGCAGGAACTATCTGGTGCACTTGTCAATGCCCGCAGAATGATGGCAACCGGTGACGATGAGTGGATGTGGCCGAACATAGGATTGATTCTTTCCGGCGCAAAGGGCCCGAGAAGGAATAGCCCGGAAGTTCAGGCGTTACTTGATGCGCCTCCGGAAACGCCAGAACAGAAGGCGTCCAGACTGGCGTATAACCGGACACGAATCGACCAGCTAAAAAGTTTGCTTTGAACTACTCGGTAATCTTCTCTGCTTCTTTGGCGGTTGCCTTGATAAGCCTGCCAATTAGGTCTTTGCCGATTGCCTTGCGGAAGCGAGCTACGCGCAGGGTTCCGATGGTTGTACCGGACTTTTTGAATACGCGAGCCCGGACTTCACGGCGTCTTTTGCGCTCCTCGGCGGTCGATTTGCCATCTTTTGGATTGGTGGCATCAAGCCATTCTGATAACTTCATGGTAACGATCTCATGGTAAACGAGAACAAATGTTATCATATAACGTTAGCGTCAGCAATACAGATATGGTAAAATGCTGTCAGTCTTTGGAGCGGTTGACATGATAGTTGCGATTGATTGGGATGGCACATTTACAGCAATACCAAACCAACTTGAAAATTTTATCGGCGATTTAATTAACAATGATATTACCGTTATTTTTGTCACCGGCAGACATGACGTACCAGAACACAGAATTGACCCTCCTCTTGATTGTCCGGTTGTTTATGCCGGCAATGAGTACAAACGCAAAGCGGCAGAAAAGGCCGGTTACATGGTAAACATCTGGATTGACGATATGCCTGAAATGATCGGCGAAAGCAAAATACTTAAATTTTAAACTGGCGAATTATGGCAAAGATAAACAAGATTGATGAGCGCGGGTGGTATGTTTGCATGGATTCTGGAATTCATTACTTATACACAGACGGAGAGGTTAGACACTGCGCAAGCGTAAAAACCAGAAAAGGCGCTGTTGCTTTTTGGCATTACAAGGCCGATGCAAAAAAGGCACTACAGCAATATGAGCGCGAGCAACCTAAACCGGTTGCAATTTGCGGAAAGTATTAGCATAATGTGAACTCTTGAAACCATAACAGACCGGAGAAATCTTATGAAATCTTTAAAATAATTCCAGCAGCTCTCCCTGCGTATGCAGTACCGCAACTGCGGAATAAGTGCGGCGGGATGGTGTAAGGCCATCCAACATAATCACCTGATGAGCCTGTGAAATTCAGGCGAAACTCGAAAGAGTCGTGACTCGTAGCCTTGAGGGTTGCCCACATAAGTGCTACCGAGTGTGGGACTGGTACAGCAGATTCTGAGAAGTGAAAGCCAACACTCTCAAAAAAGCCCTGTACGGCATAAGGCTTGACAGCTCGGAGAGACGGCAAGAATTCAACCCCAGCAGGGGCGCGGCGTTTTGAAACCGAGGCATTTGCCAAAGTACGCCGACTGAGCTACGGCAAGGTTCCCCTGCTACCCTATTCTCAGGAAGGCGTTATGAACTTAGTAGAATTTCCAGAGCAAAACATTGTCATCGCAAAAGACCAGCCGCAATACATGCCAATGCCTGCCCATGTAAGCCTGAATGAGACCGGTACAGTTACGTGTTGCTGGGATCTATCCGGCGAGGAAATTGCCGAGATCGTCAAGACGGGTAAAATATGGCATTCGATACTGACGTATGGTCTTTCCGTTCAGCCACAGCTTTTGTCGGCTTTTAAGCCGGAGATGGGAGAATGACATATAACGCCGAAACCCTATATTCAGAGGGCGAGACTGGATACGCTGAATTAATGCGCGAATGGCTTTATCAGGCACTAAAAAAACAATTCTACAGAACACCTGTAAACGCACACAACATCAGCGCAATAGCTGATTCTATGCGAGAATCCATAAACGCAATGCGACACAATTTCGGCGTCCAGTGTGACGTAACAATCGTAGACGGCAACGGTAAGCCAATGTTTACGGTAAGCGCCGATACAATACACTGACAGAGTTAACTGTTATTAAAAAGCATAACATGATAACCATTAGCTATAACACGTGAAACGATATGAAGCAATTTTACGAGTACTCAATAAAGCCGATCTCAGAGCTGGCCCCGTACGCCAAAAACTCGCGCACCCATAGTAAAAAGCAGGTAAATCAAATAGCGGCGTCGATCAAGGAATTTGGATTTACCAATCCCATCCTGATAGACGACAAAGGCGGCATAATTGCCGGACACGGGCGAATCCTTGCCGCCAAGGAGGCTGGTATGGAGACAGTCCCTACCATTACCATCACTGGCCTCACAGCCGCCCAGAAGCGCGCCCTCGTAATCAGCGATAACAAACTAGCCCTGAACGCCGGCTGGGACACCGTTTTGCTATCCGAGGAGATAGGCGACCTGAAAGATGATGGCTATGACATATCGATACTGGGCTTTGAAGATGATGAGCTTGCCGACATGCTTGAAGAAGATCAAAAAACCGGCCTTGTAGACGATGACGAAGTGCCAGAGGTTCAGCCCGAGGCAATTACAAAATTGGGTGATATTTGGATTTTGGGAAACCATAGGCTTATGTGCGCGGATAGCACAAGCATTGATGCAGTAGAAAAATTGATGAATGGACAGAAGGCTGACATGGTATTTACCTCTCCCCCATATAATGCCAACACAGCGTTTTCAACACTTTCAAAAAATCAGGGAAAATTGTACGAAAAGGAGTGCAGCGACAACCTCGAATCAAAAGAGTATATCGGTCTATGCACGGGGGTTTTAGGAAATTGTTTTTTAGCCACCGATGGATTTATTTTCTGGAATGTTAACTATAACTCGAACTGCAAAAGCGACTATATCAGACAGATAATTCCATTCATGGATAGCCTGATCGAACAGATTTGCTGGAAAAAATCATCAGTGATTCCATACAAATCGGTACTCAGAAGAATGTGGGAACCCATTTATGTTTTCTCTACTAAAAAGGGGGTAGAGTTGTGTGTTTCAACTACCATCGACAATGTGTGGACGATTGATAATACAAACAGCCAGATAGATTCACACAGAGGGTGCTTTCCTATCGGCCTGCCGCTTATGGCAATAGAACTACTTCGTGAGTCTAAAATAGTTCTGGATCCATTTGGTGGATCAGGAACAACTCTGATAGCGTGCGAAAAATTAGGGCGGCACGCTCGCCTCATGGAGCTATCGCCGCGCTATAGCGACGTAATCATCAAGCGATGGCAGACATGGACCGGCCAGAAGGCTATATTGGAAAGCTCTGGACGCACGTTTGAAGAAGTATCCAAAAAATGAACCTCACCCCAAAACAGGAAACCTTCTGCCTTGAGTACCTGAAGACAGGCAACGCTTCGGAGGCTTATCGTATCGCTTATGATGCAAAAGACATGAAGCCTGCAACAATAAATCGACGCGCCAAGGACCTTATTGATAACGGCAAGATCAAGGCACGCCTTGGCGAGCTTAGGAAGCCAGCCGTAAAAAGAGCCCAGATGACGCTTGACGATCATCTTGAGGACCTTCGTATACTTAGGAACCGGGCAACCAAGGAAGGTAAATTGGATGCGGCCATACGTGCAGAGATTGCTCGCGGCAAGCATTCCGGCGTTGCGGCTCCCGAGAAGATTGCACCTGTAAACCCTGACGGCACCCCGTATCAGCCAGCGGCACCAATAAGCACGGAAGCCGCCAAGGCGGTATCAGACGCGCTTGATAAAACCTACTGACCAACAGATTACCGACATACTGAGAGATAAACTTGAAAGCGATTTC